CGGATAAATTAAAGTATCCATCCAACTTGTTCTATTAAAATTCTCATTTACATTTGTATACCATGTACCTAATGGTGCTGGTTTTGCTTCACCATAATTATAAGCTACTGATCTATTATTAAAATCAGATCCAGAACTTGGATACCACCAAATAACTTCCGTAAATAAATTATTTAAACCCGCACAAATTTGTTGACCTTTAGTTGTATCGACATCATCAAAAACATAATCTTCAACACTACAAGGTAGTGAGTTTACAGTACCATCAAATGCAAAGAAACCATTGTTAGACATCCAATAAGCGACACCATCAATTTCAATACAAGCATTCTTACCTATTAAACCACAGTTAGTACCAACCTGTTCAAAGCCAAATGTAAAAGGTGCACCAACAAATTTCATTGTGTATAAAGCATTATCAGTCCAAACCAGAATATTTTCTTTGGCAATTAATGCTCCGACAATTTTAGTTCCGTCTTGTAATCTTTGTGTACCGGCTGAGTTAGTAGCAAGTGGTGTGTATTGATTTAATTGTTCTGCGTTAGAAAACCTAATAAACATATCATCTTGTGTAGTTACATCACCAATAGTTGTTTCTGTTCCAAGATGTATTAAGTGTCTAGTTGTTGGAGATACTAGACTCATTCTAGATGATGTAGGGTTTCCTGCAGCTTCGTTAGCTTGTGCGCCTAAAGTATTTCCTGAAGTATAGGTTCCTATTGCGGTCCAATAAAATGAATTTTGAAGAGTACTCGATCCGGCCGATAAAGTTGTTCTTGATGCTCTTACACTTAATCTTGCTGAAGCAGAAGAATCCCATGTATAAGTTTTTCCGTTTGCAATTGTTGCCACCAATACATCACCCCAATTACTTAAAGACCAAAGTCCAGGTTCAAGAGTAACAGTTGATGCTTGAACAGCTGATCCCCATCCTGCATAATTTGTAGCGTTGGTAACAGTTGTAAGACTTGAGTGAGCTTGTCCATTAGAAGTTCCAGGAGTAGCCGTTCCTTTAGCTCCTCTAACACATCCGGTTAAATTACTACCGGCAATTGCTGTGTATGTAATTAATTCGTTTTCAACAGCAATCGTCCCACCCCCAGTTGGAAAACCGGTCGCGGAAGTTAAAGTAATTGAAGTTCCCACTCCACCTGTTCCAGCTGTGTCGGCTAGCAGAGCACCATTTAAAGTTGTTTGTAGTGCACCTGAAACGTTTCCACCATAATTTCCAACACCAAATCCATATCCATAAGTTTGTTCTGTTGGACCTACTGTTGCGTAAGGTTCAACAATCATACTTCCACCAGCACTTACTGCTGAACTGGCTTGGTTCAAAGAGTCAATGGTAAATGTTGTGGGAGAAGGAACGCTTAAAACTTGAAAAAGTTTATCTTCAAAGTCAGTAGCGTTTAATCCTGTACCACCTGGAAGTGTTACAGAATTTAATAAAATAATATCTCCAGTTGATAAATCATGATCAGCTGTTGTAGTAATAGTACATGTTTTTACGGTTGTACTGTCTGTTGATAAAGTAGAAGATGTAAAAGTAGTTTGAACGCCGGCGTCGTTGTCTCTAAAAGGAGTTATATCATAAAGCTGGCCTTCAAAATAAATAAGTAAAAATTTGTCAGTGCCAATTGCTACATATCTATTTCCTGTTTTATCAACAAAAGCATATTGTGCTCTAGACACACCTACAATAGTATCGGTTAATAAAGAAGACCATCCACCTATTTTTTCTGGTAAACCATATCTGAATCTGGCAAGATCAGAATCAACCCAACGACCAATCGCACCAACACTAGTATCTTGTTTGTCTATTCCAGGAGCAAACTTAATTTCTGTAAGCATTAAACTCCTTAGTTAGTGTTAGTTTTATATATCCAACCTTTTGTTGCGTTGGAAGTATATACAAGAGTTACCGCTTGATTATTATTTTGTAAATTTACATTAGAAGCGGCTCCTACAATATTTAAACCGTTTCTATCAACTGTACATTGGTTAGATGCAAATCCCCCAGTACTAGATGTATCCATAATTGTAACTTCATCACCGGCGACTGGAGAAGCTGGAAGGGTAACTTGAATAGTTCCACCACCACCTGAGTTTGTAACACCCATTACTACATCCCCATTAACTGCTGTATAAGGTGAATTACTTCCATTAGTAACAGTGACATAACCTTGTTTTAAAATTCCTAATAACTTCATTGAGTTTGAAGTAGTACCATCTGTATAGAAAGCAGCCGTGGCACCTACAGGAAGAGGTATAACACCTACTCCCGTTCCACCTACATTTTGTACTCCAATAGTATAGTTAGAAGTTGATCTTGTTGTACTGTCTTTAACAATAAAGACTCTTTCAGCGCCCGTTGGCATTGTAATAATTCTACTCGCTGCCAATGTACCGGTAACTTCTATCATTAAATTTTTACCAGTTGCCGTAGAAGATCCTAAAGCGGATCCATTATCTAAGTTTAAGGTTAAATTTCCAGCAGCAATACTAACTGTATAATATCCTGATGCTGCTAATTCTAAAATTTTTAAATTGTCATTAGTAATACTTCCCCACAAACCAGCTTTTTCGCCAGTTGTTATTATTTCTAATTGTAAATCATTTGAATAACTTGATGCCATATTATGGTGTTCCTCCGTAAGGTTTTATCTCTACCCACACATTATTTGGTCCTGGATCTATTGGATTCCAAACAATAACTCCAGCGTCATTAACTGTAAGTGTTAGTGGGTTGCCACTTACACTTACAACTGCAGATCCTGTCACTGTAGGGGCAGTTGACGTAATTGTCAAGGCATTAGATGTAGCCGTAATATTAGCATCGCCTGAAATTACTGGGTTGCCGATACTGAATGTAAGTGGATTTGAATTCGCTGTAAGATTAACAGTCGTTGTGACCGTTGGCATTACACTAGTAATATCTAATGGGTCTGCCGCAACAACTTCAATAATACTTCCTGCAGAAATATTTATATTTCCTATTGCAAAAGTTAATGGATTTGCGCTAATTCCAATGTGTGCATTTAAAGGAACAGTACTAGCAAAAGGTATTTCTGAAAAACCCGAAGCGCCAAAAAACATGGTTACGCTCCGTTGTCGATGATGTTATTGCCCTCTATCTTGGCCCATTCTTGAATTTCTTGGTAATCTGTGTTTGCTTCGTCTAGTGGTACAGAACATGTTTCATTAATGTTATATACAACTACATAGCCATGAGATGTTGTAGCACCTACTAGATAATCTTTTGTAACTGAAACTATTTTATCTTTATCAATCATAATTATAACTCCGCATCAAATCTTATGTAACCACTAGCACCAAACCTAGCGGCAATTCTCCCAGAACTTGAGGAGGTTGCTTCTATAAAAGCACCTATTTTATCTTCTGCAACAGATACACTAGAAGCATTAGTTAAATCTGTATAACTAGAACTTGTTGTTGGTGATGCTCTCATTTCTACATTGAATATGTAACTATCTCCAACTCCATTACCAGAACCAGCCGCATATTGACCATCAAATGTAAATGCTCTTGGATTGTCTCCACCATAATTATTGTAATACCTCTGACATCTTTTTAAATTCACAGCATAACTTTCGTGTCGGAAAGGTGGCAGGGTTGCTGAAGTGTATGTTCCCCTTTCCAGTTGAACACCTGATAAATAAAAAACATCTGAGGTACTTGTACCCCAAGTTACTTGATTGGAAGTTCCATAAAAATTACCAGTGTTCCAAGCATCAGCAGTTGTCTGTTGAGCTGTTGTACCCAGTCTCGTTGTAAAATGAACTTCTAAAGATGAGCCAGTAGTAACCGAAGTATTAGTATTATAATTTGCCAAAGTATCATCAGTTAACGTTAAAATTTTTTGTTCCCATGTATCCGCAGAAGAAATAGTATATTCTACTACATAAGTTTTTGTACTACCTTCTTTAAAAGCAATACAATAAGTTCCAGTTACACTACTTCTAACCCAAAAAGATAAAGTCATAGCTTTACCAGCAAGAGGATTATGAACATAACCTTCCATAAGTTGTAATACACTCATTTGGTCAGTTGCTCCCAAAGAAGCTGCTGAAGTGCAATCCAAATATAAACAATTTGTATAATTAATTCCTGATGTACTTTGTAAATTAGTAACTATTGCACTAGCTTGACCAAGTTGTTGAAAATTTAAAGCACATGAACCTGCTAAATAATGTTTCCATCTATCTAATCCATATGTGTTATTAACAAAAGAGGTAGCTGTTTCTCCATATCGTTGAGATACATTAAATCCACCATTAATTAAAAATGGCTGTGCATTAGGTCTTATGACACCAGAAGTCTTGTCTGCTGTTACAGCATCATCTGCTATTGCTGCTGGTTGAATTCTTGTTAGTGCCATTATCCGAACAATG